AGAAAATATTGCGTAATCCACGCCTCGGTGTATATAATCTGCGTCTAGCATATTCCTCAACGATAATGCTACGTTACAGCCGTAGGCGCGGCCAGACCCAGGCAAGTGCTGTATACGTGCTCCTACAGCCCCGTAGTGCCCGAATGCGCAATCTGGTCGCACTTTCCTCAATGATAATGCTACGTTAGCTAATTGAGCAATATCAGGTAGTTAGCGCTCGCGAGCGGAACCGCGGTCTTGGCGAGCTGGGTAGCGCGGTAGCATCACGCCTAACCCCCACCTCACGAATCTCTCAGCAAAAGCCCGGGTAGGAAACACCACGCCAGTTATACATCCTGGGGTGCTTGACTCGGCCTGTAGCAGCGCGAGTGCTTTAGGCCTTGCCGCGGTCTTTGAGGACCGCTAACGGCCGTCGCATCGCTTGCTAGGCCTAGGCGGTAATGCAGAATATGCCTTCTTTTAAAGACATGCTTATTTATACCACACTTGGCTCTGAAACGGTAGCTGTAGAGCACTAGCTAACAGCTTGATATCATTGGGTAACCACCTAAACTTGTAACTAGTTGATATTACAGGAGGTTCATCTCGCGGCAAGCACGTAACGCTTCTGAGCGACTAGCGTAGCCGTGTGCTACCGCGCCGCAAGTTACAATCCAACCCTCGCGCCCGTTGCGCTTGACGGTACATTTTCCCGCTTGTTGTTTACTCATCATCGGAACGCTCGCTTTCTATCTCGTTGAGATCGATACCAGACGCCATTTCAACCGCTACGATTGGTGCGTAGGCGCCGAGATTTTCTCCATACCAGAACGCTGGTATTGCAACTGGACTCCAAACAGCCCAGCGGGGCCAGTTGTGCCGCTGCCCGTGGCGTAGTGCTTCCGCGCTGAATGTTTCGTAGTCGTTGCCGCATGCGCCTGCAATCTTCGTTAGGTCTGCTAGTATGCCATTGGTTGTTTTGCTCATACTATTCACTCCTTTGAATTCGGATCTTCAATCCCTCTCGTTTGCATTCATCGGCGCTTAGGGCCCAGATCGCTTCACAGTAGTCAATTGACACAATCCCGGTTCCAGTTGCGTTGGGCTGGTAGGCGTATCCTTCTGCTAGTTCAGGCCAGTCAAACGCCTTGCCTTCTCCATCGCGCACGTTAGCGGCATAGGCTTTGTTTGCGATCTCATACTCTTCCTGGCTGTCGAAACCGTAGGCTTCGTACAACTCCGACTTGTCTATTGGTGGTAGCTCGTCGTAGATTGCCTCGATCGCCTCTTCGATATTTCGCGCCACGGTGATGTACATCACCCCGCCATACGGGTTATCCGACCAACACCAAATTGCTCCGTCGCGCCAGTGGTACCTGTTTATGACCGGTATTTCCCGACCGTAGTTGTCGTGCACACTCACTAGTTCTGTGTCTCGTTTCAGGTTCATGGCGTCATGCTCCTAATTGCTTATGATTGTTATCGTCGTCGCTGCTATCAGTAAAGAGGCTGATAACGAATAGCGCGCCAAGCACCTTGAGAATGAATAGAATCATTTGTTTTCCTCCATGTTGGTTTTGGGTACTAGGCGTGTCGTCGCCCTGGCCGATACGTTTACTCCGTGTTCAGCTTCATATGCCTCTTCAATTGCTTGCCAAGTCTTTTCGTGTACCGCTTCCGTGTACATTGTGCGTTCTTCTAGGTCTAGAACGTCAAGTGCGGCCGATAGCAGCGTGCGATTTGCATCCGTCTGGATCGGGTAGTGTTCAAGCTTGTCAACATAGGCGCGGAGTGCTTGCCGCATAGCCACGACTTGCGTGGGTGTTAGGTGTAATTTCTTGGTATCGCTCATGTTACTTGCTCCTTTCAACAAGCGTGGCGGTCATGGTTGGTGCTACAGATCGCCCTAGGAGCCAGCCCGCCGTGTTCAGCTGTTGATTGATTTTCGCGAGTTCGTTGTTTTGTTTGTTGCCCATGAATTAAGAGTAGTGGTTTTCAGTTCGCTTGAAAAGCGCTAAATGCATTAAGCCTAATCTTATTTATACGTGGAATTCTGAACTTATAGCGGAATTACAGTTGGGCTGTTACGAATTACAGTGACAACGGAATGCTTAGGTGCTACGTTGATTGGATGCTCATCAATCGCACTAACCAAGCCCCATATAATGATAGGGCGCAGTGGGAAGACCAGCATGTGTGTACTTGTGCGCACGCGGTATTTAGGGGTAGTGAGTCACCGTAGAAGAAACCCCCAAAAAATTTGAAAATCTATCCACGATTTTTTTAAAATTTAACGAAAATCATGGCTGGGTGTTTTATCCTAGTCCACGATTTTTTTTAATCAAGGCGTGGATTTCACGGCGTGTATAGCGTACAGCCCTGCCGCAAAAAGGTAGGTTTTTGAAATGCTTAGGGGGTACGGTTCCAACAAGGACTCGTTGGTAGGGTGGGTTTTTGAAATGCTCCGGGAGGTACGGTTTTGCGCTTAAGCCCCCCATACCCCGTGCACTGTGCCTATCCACCGGGTTTGACTACCTCTTGATAGATGTGCTAGCTCTGTAGCTAGTACCGATACGCCTACATCATCAATACCAATACGCCACTGATCTCTCTCTAGGGATAGTACTGCCTTGCTTACATCATCCTTTGAGGCTAGTGTACCGCGACCCAGTTCTGTGTATTTACCGTCGGCACGGACAAGGCGATACTCCAGCTCGTAATCACCGTCGAGGGTGTAGAATATGGCAGCCACCACTGCATCACCATGCGCTGGTTTCATTATGCTGCCTTTCCGACTAGGTCGAGCTTGGTAGCATTTTTGGATACGACATATACACCGGGGGATTTTTCGGTTAATGACGCAATTCTGCGCAAGCGCGGGGTACACACCAGTCGCTTGGTGGTTGTATCGTACTGTGGGCCTACGCCTATCCAGGTGCCGTCAACCGCGCGTACTGCTGTTGCGCCGGGGGTTAACTCGGACGTGGCTACCAGCGCCGCTACCTTCGTGGTAAAGCCAACACGCGAATGCCGTCCACCTGTGGGATTCTCGCTATTTAGCACGGCTATCACCGCATCCACGATGGATTGTGCTAACTCACTGGTTGCGCCAATTTTCTCTAGCTCCTGCATGGCTATGCTGCGGGTTGCGGTTGTGTTGCGGGTTGCGGTTGCCGGGTGCTTGTTATTGCGTTTTGTACTCATGCTTAGGTACCTATGCACGCAGTGTGCCACCATATTCTATGAAACGGCTATACTGATTTTGAATACTTAGGTGTGTACGGCGGTGTAACACTGGCAAGTATAGTTGCCACAATCTGTTGTCAGTTGACCACAGATATTGCGGGTGTTTGCATTAAGCGCGGTTTAGCGTACACTGCTGGCATGACCTTGACCTATGAAGAGCGGTTCGAATTAGCCAAGAAGGAATTCGAGGAGAACAGCGAGCGTGAAGGGTACCTAAACAGGATCATATTATCGATGGCCGATGTAACCATGTACGCCAAGAACAAGCGTAATAATATAATAAAACAGCAGTCTAAGGCCGAGTATGATAACTGGTGCCGAAACTTACGTGAGGTATGGTACCAAATAGGTAGCATATATTGGATACAAATGCATGCAGGAGGGGTATGTCACGAGAGTCGTTGTACTTGCAAGAGGAAGAAACCACCGGGCTCGACAGTGTGCATCTAGCACCACTAATGAGCAGCACTAAGCTCGACTGGGAGACCCCAGATAAGGTGTTAGACCTAGTACGCTTTACGTTCTGCGGGCCAATACGCCTTGATCCGTGTACTACTAGCGCTAATCCTACACAGGCTCAGCACATCTACACGCGCGAGAACAGTGGACTAGATGCAAAGTGGGACAGCGACTTTGTGTACGCCAATCCTCCGTACGGGCGTGAGCTCCCACAGTGGGTGGACAAGATCGTAACTGAGTACCTTCGTGGATGCCAGTACATGCTGGTCCTGGTGCCGGCGCGTACCGACACTAAGTGGTTCAGACGACTATACGATTTCTCGGGCGCTTTATGCCTGTTTAGCGGGCGGCTAAAGTTCCGTGGAGCTAAGGCCTCGGCACCGTTTCCTAGTGCCATGTTCGGTCTAAGCGTAAACTACGAGCGCTTTTTGACCGTGTTTGAAGACTACGGTATCGTCATAAACCCCCGTAATCATTAAGTTCCCCCGAAACCACGTAATTCTGTGGGCAAGTTGGCACGGTTTGTGCTACCGTTGTGGTAGCATATGCTACCCGAAGGCGCAAAGATACGTGATTATAACCCGGAGACGGACCTTAATTACGTAACCGATAGCTGGCGTCGCTCTTATGAGCACTCGCCGTGGTCGGGCACTATGCCCACACGTACTTACATCGAGGCATATAATAGTACACTACGCCATCTACTGGCTGTGCCGACTACTCTAATCAGCATAGTATGTACAGAAACCGCAGAGGAACTGGATGAAAACTTCATTATCGGTTACATCGTGTACGATCTTGACGGATACAAACAGCCCGTAGTTCACTACATGTATGTCAAGGAGCCCTTTCGCAAGAAGGGTATTGGTAAGGAGCTACTGACTGTGGTGCTCGGCGATGCTAGCTCTTTCAAGTACACGTTTCGCACCCGAAGCTGTGATCTGCTACGCGGGCGGTTTCTCGGACAGTTTTCACCAAGGTTGATTAATGAAAAGCAGCGTAAGAAAGCATAAGACACCAATCACGCAGCTTATTCTAAAAAATAGGGCCGACGGTCGTAGTACTTTTGATTACCGTACTCATAATATCGAGTTTGAAGCCGATCTTCCCCGACACTTCACAATAGCCACCCCGGGTCGCAATTTTAAGATGCTTATCCACGAGTGCCACGTTTCTGAAGTTCGCATTGATATTACCGATTAATCAAATTATTGAGGGCATGTTTCCGTCTCAGCGCGCTTTTGTGCTGGACCCGAACACGCGCGTGTCTGCGTTGTGCCCACGAAGGTCCGGTAAATCATACTCGTGTTGTGTGCGGCTGCTTAAGACCGCCCTAGAAACGGATTTTTGTACCGTAGTGTACATAACACTGACTCTACAGCAGGCCACACAGAACATTTGGTCCTTGCTAAAGAAGTTTAATGCGGACCACGAATTAGATGCGAAGTTTAATGAGACGAAACGGGAAGTTTATCTTCCCAACGGGTCGCAGATACGACTAGTGGGAGCAGCGGACCGAGGAGCAGGCGAGAAGCTCCGTGGTGGTGCGTATGCGCTAGTAGTGCTTGATGAATGTAAGTCCTTCCGACCGGCGGTTCTTAGGGAGCTTATCTATGAGGTTCTTACGCCGGCTCTTTACGATTACGTGAGCCCCGACGGTACTCCTGGGGGCACACTGTGCATGATTGGTACCCCCGGTAACGTGCTGGCTGGTCCATTCTACGATGCTACCACGGGTGTTGACCCGACGTGGAACTTCCACAGTTGGACCGTACAAGATAACGTTGCTATGCCCCATATTTGGCAGGGTATGCTTCGAGACCACGCAGCCCGTGGAGAAAGCGATGACGAACCAAAGTGGCGCCGCGAGTACCTGGGGCATTGGATTCCTTCGACCGAGTTGGCTGTTTTTAAATTCGACCCAGCCCGTGATACGGTGGGAGCAGACCAGGTACACCACGACGAGGATTGGTCGTACATACTTGGCGTGTTTATCGGGCTTGATGGCACGATGGCCGCGGTGGTATCCGCGTATAGCGCACATGAATCTACGCTGCGTGTTGTCTGGGACCATCGCGAGTTTGGGGTCACCCTTACCGATACCGCTAAGCTTATTAAGCAGACCGTCAAGCGGTTTAAGCCAGAAATAACGATTGCATCCACTAATGATTTTAATGACAGCCTGATCAACAGGCTGAATCTGCAGTACGAGCTGGACCTAGTACCAGCTGGGGCTGATAACGAGGTTAACTCCCTAGTCGAGCTGATCAACACTGACCTGCGCGACGGAGTAATTAAAATGCCCGAGGGTTCTGAACTAGCTCACGAAATGGCTCTCCTACAGTGGGAGAGCTCCGAGAAAAACAAGTGGGACGAAGATACGCCCGACCAATGTAGCCAAGCGTTTATGCACGCATGGAACGAGGCGCAACATAGGTTCTACCGCGAACCGGAAATTAAGCCCACCCAGCTCCAACTGGTTTTTGAGCTCGAACGCGAGAGCATGAACAAAATGGTAGAGAAACGCGACCGGCCGATGGCACGTTATGAGTACGGCGATAGCCTACTGGATGAGTTTGATGCCAAATTCTAATAAGATTTCTAATAAAATGAACCTACGCAAATTAGCCAACCTGCTAGATCTGTTGAGCAAGCACGGTGTCCGCTCATACACCGACGGTGAAGTAACGATTGAGCTCACAAAGCCAGAAGTCGAGTGGCAGGCACCAGCACAAGAAGAGGATGAATATGAGATACCTTTCTTAGATGGCATACGCACTCAATAGTACAAAGTTCTGGTGGGAAGCTGACCCGGATGATGTTGCGGCCGAGCTGTTCGCTCATGTTGAACAGCTGGAATCAGACCAACAGTACATCCAGCAGCAGCACTTAGCCTATGCGAAGCTGTACAGCGGTCGTGAGGATATGCGCGGTTCGATGACCGGCATCGTGGGTAATACGAGCTCTCAGCAAATTACCAATAACGTCATTAGTCAGGTTATAGATACCGCAACTTCCGTTATCGCAAAGAACAAACCGAAGATTAGGATCCTCACAAGCGGCGCCGATTGGGCCGACCAGCGCAAAGCACAGAAGCTCGAAAAGTTCCTCTGGGCGGAATTCAACCACCGAGAGATCTACGATATTGGCCCCGATGTCTTTCGCGACGCGTGTGTATACGGTACAGGCGCGCTGAAGATATTCGCTAAGCACGGTAAGGTGTGTGCGGAACGGGTGCCCATTGATGAGATTATCGTGGATGAAGCCCACTGCGCCAACAGGAAGCACCCCCGAGAGCTCTTCCACCGACGTTTGGTAGATCGTGACGAGCTTTGCGGAATGTTCCCTGATCACGAAGATCTGATTGAGCGGGCTGGCGCTAAGCGACGCGACTGGGCAGATTACCGGGAGGTACCTGCTTACAAAGTTGTGGTTATCGAGGGTTGGAAGCTGCCAGCGGCACCGGGGGCACCTGGCCGGCATGTCATCGCGGTAGAGACGGGCGTCCTTCTCGATAAGCCCTGGAAGAAAGACACACACCAGTTTGCCTTATTCCGGTGGAACCGGTTTAACGGGTTCTACGGCAAGGGCATTGCGGAAGAGATCTCTGACATACAACTTCGTTTGTACCAGCTTGATAGGTTTATCCAGAAATGCCAAGACCTAATAGCTGTACCACGGGTATTCGTGGATGTTCAAAGTAAAGTGCTCCGCATGCAGCTGGACAATCGTATAGGGGCAATTATCCCCTATCGTGGGCAACCGCCTACATTCTATACGCCTAAGGCGCTTGACTCGGAAATCTACAACTACCGGAACGATCTAGCCCGCGAGGCCTTCGAGCGTATCGGTCTTAACCAGGGTACAGCACAAGCTATGGTACCCACCGGCGTTGAATCCGCAGTAGCTATGCGCGAGGTAAGCCAACGCCAAGATAGCCGCTTTAGCATTCAAGCCCAACGTTATGAGGAGTGGTACAAGGAGGTCGGGCGCAAGTTCATTGATTGCGCATCGGAGCTGTATCACAGCGGCACTACGCTTAAGACCAACTACGCGGCTAAGAACCTTATCGAAACTATCGACTGGAAAGATGTCGATATGGAAGAAGAGCGATTCGGTATGTCAGTGGAGGCCGCGAGTATCTTCAGTATGTCGGCGGCCGCACGCCTCCAGAGCGTAACGGAGCTCGCACAAGTGGGAGTTATTGGCCCACAGGAAATGCGCCGGTTGCTTAACCACCCAGACCTTGAACAGTCTGAGGCTATTGCTAACGCCGACCAGGACGACTGTGACCGCGTTATCGGAATTATGCTTGAAGGTGAGTTCGACCCGCCCGAGCCGTTCCAGAATCTAGAATTTTGCTTAAAGCGTATTCAGCTTGCCTATCTGAAAGCAAGAACCGATGGAGCTCCAGAAGAGATATTGGAGAACTTTCGAACTTGGATCAGTCAGGCACGCGGGATTATCGACATGGGTAGTCAACCAGCGGCTAACGCTCCAATGCCAGAGCAAGGCCCAATTGACCCAGCTACAGCCGCGCAGGTAGCTGAACAAGGAATACCAGTTGACCCGGCCCTACAGGGCCTCGAGGCGGGAGTTGCCCCGCAAATGATGTTAGGATAAAGATGAGCGAAGAACTCGACATACAAAGCGACGGAGACCTATCACAGGATGTCTATGACTCGATTGGAGCAGAACTAAATTTTGAGCCGCCCAGGCCGGAACAAAGTGAATCGATCGAACCGCAGAAAGCCGCCGAGCCACAAAGCAGCCCAGCCGCCGAAGCAACAGAAGAGGTCACGAGACCCCCGAAGGCTACCGAAATCCTTACTATTGCTCGAAGAGAAAAAGCAATCCGCGAACGCGAGGGTAAGTTTGAAGACAAGCTTGCCGAAGCTCGGGAGCAAATTCGGGCCGAGGTTAAAGCTGAATTCCAGCGCCTCGCGACTTCAAAGCCCGCCGAGTTCTACAAAGAACTAGGTTACGAAGGCAAGCGCGGACAAGTAGCACAAGACCTGTGGTACAGCGAACTAGGAGATGATGCACCCCCGGAGTACAAGCAACAAAGGTATCTGAACGGTCTTGAGCAGCAGGTTGCAGAACTGCGCCAGCTCGTCGAAAAACAAGACCCGAAGGTGCACATCCAGAAGGCCGAAGAAGATCGCCAGTACGCAGCGTACATGGGCGAGCTTAACGGTCTCTCGCAAAAGTCTCCTACCATCTCTGCCATCTTTGGTGACACGGCTACAGAAGCTCTATGGTCCACTGCCACTAAGATTTATAACTCAACACAACTGGTTCCTACGGCTGCCGAGGTAGTTGAAGCGTTAGAAGCTGAACTAGCGGACACCTATAGTAGCTTGCACGGAATCATCGGTAAGACGGCACCCGCCAAGGGAGCAGCTGATAAGCCGCACGATACTCTACAGACGTCCGATACACCCCGTTCACGCCATCGCGGCGCCTGGAGCGAGGAAGACTTGCTCAAGGAAGCTGAAAAGATAATTAAGCCCTATATGGGCTAGGACTAATACCTAATGACTGCTACAAATGCGATTGATTCTGGTAACTTAGCGGCGCTCGTTAAGAAACTCTACCCCCAGCGCAGAATGGAACACCTCTACAAGCGAGGGTTCCCGTTCCTTGCCGAAGTAAAGAAGATGGACGACCTCGAAGGTTCGGGTGTCGTTGTTCCTGTGATCCACGACCATGCGTCGGTGGGTAACTCATTCGTTGCGGCGCAAACCTATCGGTACCCCAGTACCAACAGTGCTTTCACTATCACTGGTATCACCCAGTATGGTGTTGGTCAGGTCGATGCCTTGACCATGATGAAGATGCGTAACAACAGCGGTGGTTTCGTGCGAGCAATCGACAACGAGGTCATGAGCGTGCTTGAAGGTATGAAGAAGCACACCGCGCTGCAGCTGTTCCGCGAAGCGAGTGGTTATATCGGGGTTGTTTCCTCGATTAGCACCAATACTATCACGCTTACCAACAAGTCTGATGTGTGGAACTTCCACATTGGCCAGTTCCTTGTTGCGGCTGATGCGTCTACTGGTGGCAACCCGCGCACGGGCGGTGACTACACGGTTACGGCCATGGCTCCCGATGCTGGTACCATCACCGTTACCTCGGGTACTAGCTGTGTTGCAGGTGACTACCTGTTTAACTACTCGGATGAGTCTACTGGTTCTACCGATAGTACTGGTTCTATTACTGGTATGCGTCAGTGGATCCCTGCGGCTGCTGCTACTGATACTCTGTTTGGAGTAGCACGTACCGGTAAGCCCCGTCTTTATGGGCATCGCGTAACTGAGGTTGCGCTTAGCACCGAAGATGCCATCCAAGAGGCTGCGTACAAGATCGCTAACGCCTGTACCACCGGTGGCGCATCGTGGCGCTGCTATATGAATCCTTTGCAGTTCCGCCTGCTCACGTACGAGCTTGGTAGCAAGGTTGTGCGCGACCCGGGTGGTCTGGGTGTTGCTGGCTTCGACGCCATCGCTATCCACACTGCTATTGGTAAGATCATGTGCGTATCGGATCCTGCCTGTCCCGAGGACGGTATGTGGTTGGTTGATCTCGACTCGTGGGAACTGCACCACCTCGGTGAGCTCTTCCATATTGCTAACGAAGATAGCCTTCGCATGCTCCGCGTCAGTGATGCGGACCGCTATGAGTTCCGCTATCGGTCTTTCCGGCAGCTGTGCTGCACCGCTCCTGTACGTAACGCGTACATCGCGCGTAACACCGCTATCTAAATGAATTAGGTAGGGCTGGCGTTGGGCTGGCCCTACCTTTTTCCCTGGAGAATATAGAATGTCAAAAAGAGAAAATAAACGAGCCGGTACGCTCTTGCGAACCAACCTGGTTGGCAACTGCGCGCTATGGCAGCTGTCCTTCGAGACGGCGTCGGGTGCGGCACCCGACGGTGCGAGTCCTGCGGGGCAAGTCACGCTGGCAAGTACGGCCAGTGCTGGTAAAATGACGGTAACTTTTAACAACGGCGTTATACCCAAAGCGGTACATTGGGCTAGTGCTCAGATCCGCGAGGCTGACGCCAACCTAACCGCTAAGGTTACCGATTATACTTCGGCCGGTGTGCTTACGGTCTGCGTATACAGCTCCGGTGCGCAAGTTAGCACGAACAACAAAACCATTGACTTACTTATGTTTGTCGATACGTCTTACCTCGCCACTAATGGCTAAGGAGCACCATGGCGTTAACGATACCAGGAGAGCTATGTCGCTAACAAGAACACCATCGCTTATGGTTGCTTTACGCAAAGCCGCAGGGCAGAAAAAGCAACCTTCTGGTGATGCGCAGTATAAGCGGGATATCGAGGCAGCTATGCGGGACTTCGACTCCACTCTGGGTAAGCCCGAAGAAAGGTTCAAGGCGTTCAAAGCTCTTATGGACCTCACCAAATTAAACGAGGATGAGTTCGAGGATAAGGATAAAAAATAATGCCCAGAACAGTATCAGCCGCAACGTTGCTGACTAGGTGTAAACAGCGGGCGGATATGGAGAACAGCTCTTTCATCTCCGACAGTGAGTGGTATCAGTACATCGATGCTAGTTACGGTGAGCTATACGATCTACTGGTTCGCGCCCAACCCGATTTCTATACCAAGGAAGCGACCATTGTGGGTGTTACTGGAACGAGCGATTACGCGGCCCCGTCGGACCACTACGGAACAGTAGGCATAGACTATATTGACGGTGACAACCGGCGCGAGCTTAGACATATCAGTGGGGTAGAGCGGAATGCCTTTGACTATGGCTCGGGTAACGGGCCTAGTCAAGGCTACCACTTCGTGTACGGCTCTGACTCCACAGTATTAGTTAGACTATTACCTAGCCCTACGACCGGGGAAACTTATCGGCACAGATATATCAAGAACCCATCTGAGGATAACGGTGGCACGCGCACCATTGACGGTATCTCGGGGTGGGAAGAATATATTGTGCTTGATGTAGCAATCAAGGCGATGACCAAAGAAGAGAGCCCGACCGGGGCACTTGAGAAACAGCTCGAGCGCATGACCGCACGGCTCGAAATCATGGCCGAAAACCGTACCGCCGATTCGGCTGGGCACGTTGTAGATTCACGCGCAGCCGAGGACTACAACCCCGCTAGCTTTTGGAGAAACCGTCCGTAATGGCTAGTAAGCCGGTCATACGCCGCTCGGGAAATGCCGCAGGGGTGCAGAACTTCATTGGCGTGGAGGATAAGTTCCGCGCCTTTGATAACAACCCGATGAACGACGGCCGTTTCCTCGAAGGTATTGACGTAGGCACGCGCTCTTCTATCAAGCTACATCACGGGCTGGGCCGCAAATACCGCGGAATGATCTGTACTTCACATACGGGGGTCTCAATTGATCGTACCGCCGGTGATAAAGAAACGACGCTAACGCTAACTCTGGCGGCTGCGTTAAACAACGAAACCATTGACATATGGGTGTTTTAATATGGCCGTAGGCAGCGCACTAGGTTTAACTCTTCCTACCCCCGGGTCCACTACGGATTGGGGGGATGACCTCAATACAGTACTACAGGCACTAATCGATGCCGTAGAAGCGGACGTGCCTGTTGGTGGTATCAACATCAACGATGATTTAACGTTCAGCGGTAACGACCTCACAAGTGTGGGTACGATCCGCATGAATGATGAGGCTGCCGAGCTAACGGGTACAACCGACACCAACAAAATATACACGTTCGATGGTGAGCTTTATTTTACTGACGGAGCACAACAATCTGTAAAGATTACCGACAACGGCGGTGTTAACGTAGCAGCCACAGGCGGGGTGGGTGGTGCAGGTTACGGTACGCTAGGCGTAGAAATTAACTGGGATTCAGTTAATACCGAATACGAACTAAAGAGCGCTACGGGTGAAAACTTCGCCCGTGCCAAATGCAACGGCGTGCGCATCGTAAACGGTAACTACTACACCCAATTTGATAGCGCAGTAACAGCGGCTAACTACACCCTGACCTTACCTGCGGCTAAGCCAAGCGTGCAGAAGTTTATGGTGTGTGATAGCACCGGGCAGATCGCCTTTAGTAACGCCATTGAGCAAGGGGCTACGTTTGCTGCGAACTGTACGTTCAACAGTACTACCAGCATGGTCGGTGTCGCTACTCTTACTAATCCGGTAATGAATGACTATAGCCTTACCGACCAGCATTTCACACAGCACCCACTGATAGCGATGGGCACGGATGATACCTTCTGGTTAGAAGAAGTTAATACACTGACATCGCCCAAGATGCAGCTCCATCTCACATCCGCACCCACCGGCGAAAGGACTATAGTCATACCGCTACAATTTGACGTCGGAGTTCTTCTTGACAATGTCGCTATTTTTTGCCGCGGCTCCGTGGATTATGTAGTCAATTTCAAACTTCTTAGGTCTAGCAGTGCCGGTACTGTGGTCTCTATAGCCACCGGTGCCACTACCGCAACGGACACTAACCAGACTATTACCCTTTCTAGTTTGGCGTATACTACCGCAGGTAGCTCTTGGGTTGGGTTAGCAGTGGCTAATGCTGAAGCCGATACAGGCGTAGGCGAGTTCTACCTATACGGAATTCGTTCAAGCTGGACCAGACCATAATGGCAGTACGCTGGCAAGAAGTACCTTTACCCTTCGGGCAAGGTATTGACACCAAGACCGACCCTAAGCTTACTAAGGGCTTGGTGGACCTGGAGAATGGTGTCTTTACTAATGCTCCAGCAATACGTAAGCGCAACGGGTACGATGAGTTAGAACACGTTGATTCTACTGGCGCTGTTATTAGCAACGCAGTAGCTCTTGCTACTCGCGGCGATGAGCTCCTCCTATTCGATGATGAGTATTGCTACTCATATGATGAGCGTGTAGGTAACTGGCGGAACAAAGGCCGCTGTACCGGCATGAAGCTGAAAGAATCCGTTGTGGCCGCTACGCTTAGCAATCAGACGGATGCCGATGTAGCTACGAATAACAATATGCAGGTAATTGCCTGGACCGATAGCTCCGATGGGTATGTGCACTACACCGTTAGTGACCTCGGTACGGGTGCTGTACTGGTTAATAATACTTCCATCAGTGGGGCTACCAAACCTCGGCTAGTGGCTACCGGGGGTCTTATCCACCTATACTATTACGACTCTGTGGCGACATCTTTGTACGTGCTCGCATTCCCGACCGCTAGCCCGGCCAACCCTTACGCAACCCGACAGGTCGTTAGCAACGTAAAGTCGGGTGGCGTATATGATGCATGCGCCGAATACGGGACGAAAGCAGAGGCGGCTATAATTATCTACCTTGATACTAGTAACCAAATAGTACTAATTAAGACCGACAAAGTTGGTGCTGCCTATAATACGCTTATAACAGACACTAATGTAGCCTACACATTAGCTGACGCTGTTTCTGTTTCTCCCGGGGCTGCGACTACGTGGTTCACTTATCTTGATAGTTCCCTTAGCGCGTGCACCGTTGCCAAGGTAAACGCGAACTTTATTTCTACTAGCACTATCACGCGGTATCGCAAAGACGGCGGCGATATAAAAACAACAAGCAAGCGCATTACCATACAGATAGATATAGATAATGAGGAGCAGGCTCATCTGTTCGTGGATAATGTCCCTGGGGGCGATGAATGGTTAGATCATACTTCATACTTTCTAGTCACTACTTCTGTACCTTCAGCCACCCACACCTTTTATCACCACGGGCTCGCTAGTCATGCTTTCTGGTTCAGGGGACATGCGTACGTTAATCTCTACTATGATTCGCTAACGAGCACTACGTATTTGTGCGCCTCCGAGGATGAAACTTTTGTGGCTCGATGTGCTATCGGTATAGCGGCTGGTCAGCCTACCGGTACACATATGCCGCGGGTTGGCGGTGTTAATAACAGCGAGAGTAGGTTCGTATGGGGTGCTAGCTACCGCACTCGGCTTGAGACCGCAGAAACTGCAGCCAACGATACCAAGAACGAGTTCTACGCGCAGAAAGGCGTAAAGGCAATCACGTATGACTTTGCTGCCACGGACCGTTATCGCTTCGTGGAGGTTGGTGGGAATACATATACGTCGGGTGGTATCTTGTGGGCATTCGACGGCGTAAAACCCGTAGAGCAAGGCTTCCTTATTTACCCGGAAGGGCATCAGATTACCGACAGTAGTGTTAACTCCACGGGTAGTATGGCTACGGGGGACTACACCTACCGGTTCTACTTCGAAGATTACTACGGCAACGGTGATAGAACGAAGTCCACCAGCGTGCTATTCAACACGTCTGTTACTAATAATGTTAATCGGTTTAGTTTTCTGCCTACGCTCGCTGCTACCATGCGGGCCAACACCTCCATTGTGGGGTATCGCACTGCCGTTAATCCTGACGTAGTAGGTGGCGCTCCCTTCTACCGTGTTACTTCGGCTAACCCTGCAGCAACTGGATTCAATAGGTTTCTAGCAAATAATGTAGACGCGACTAATGTCACACTGGACGACGGTATGTCGGACGGTAGCCTTACTGACAACGAGCTAGACTACCAGAACACTGGCGAACTCGACAACACGGCCCCCGAAGCTGCTAGCATAATGTTGCACGGCAACGGACGAGTATGGTTGGCAGATGTTGCATCGGACCCGAACAAGATCCTGTACAGCAAACTACGCTACCCGGGCCAGGCGCTCGAGTTTAGCGATTCATTAGTACTCCAGGCCCCAGAGGATGGAGGAGCAATCACGGGTCTCGGTACGTTAAATGGTATGCTTGTAATCTTCAAACTGGACCGCATTTATGTAGTTACTGGCGAAGGCCCGAACAATCTGGGGGTGGGTTATCTTAGCCAACCACAGCTTGTATCAAATGACGTGGGTTGTAACAACCACCTGACTGTGGTCAACGCCCCACAGGGCCTACTCTTTTCCTCCGACAAGGGTATTTACATGCTCGATGGGGAACTGCGTTCCATATATGTAGGTGCTCCTGTAGAGAAGTACAACGATGCCGATATCAGGGCAGCAATATTAATTAACGATTCCAACGAGATACGCTTCATCACGGCATCGGGTCGTACCTTAGTATACAATTACCAGGTACAACAGTGGAGTACATTTACCGGTACTAATGCCATATCAGCCGTCATTTGGAAACAAAAGCTTACTTATCTTAAATCCTCAAGGGGGGATGTGTTTGTCGAGAACCCGGACAGGTTCACCGATGCCGGTGGTTCGTACAAGCTGCGCTTCAAAACACCATGGTACAGCTCCGGCGGACCACAAAGCTATCAACGAATCAGAGCCCTTAACGTGTTAGGTACCTATCATAGCTCGCACACGCTGCGTACTAGGATCCGGTACGACTTCCAGGGCAACAGCGAGACGGGCGAATTTCCCAGCTCTTACGTCAATACCAGCACTTACGGTGACGGCGCATACGGTGATGATACGTACGGTGGCACAGGTGATAGTAGTTACCAATTCCGCGTTATGTTACCACGACAAAAATGTCAAGCAGTTCAGTTCGAGATAGAAGACGTTGATTCATACGGTCGTGCGTTTGAAATCAGCAACTTAACACTAGAGGCCGGGTACAAACGCGGTCCCGTCAAACGTGCTTTGACCCGCAAGGTCAACGCAAGCTAAAGGAGATTATTATGGCAGATTGGGGTGGAGGAGCAAAAGGCGCAGCGGGTGGCGCATCGGCCGGTGCAGCAGTAGGCTCAGTTGTGCCGGGAATCGGTACTGCTATTGGCGGCATTGCCGGAGGCCTACTAGGTGGGCTCGGCGGCCTATTCGGTGGCGGCGGTTCATCAGGTGGTGTATCGGACGAGGAGCGCAAACGGCTTGCCGGTATGTCAGAGGATGACCGCAGGCGGTTGCAGGCCATGGGCGCACGGTTCGCCCGCGAGGGTCTCGACCGGCAGACCACACAAGGTGTAGCGCAAAACATCTTTGACCTACAGCGGATGGCGCGAGGGCAGGGGCCTAGCATCGCTCGACTTCAAGCTCAAGAGGCTATGAACCGCGGGCTGGCTAACCAACAGGCCATGCTAGCCACGGCCGGTCCCGCTAATCAGGCTATGGCAGCTCGTATGGCTGCGCAACAGGGCGGTGCGCTAGCGGGCTCAGTAATGGGCGCATCGGCACAGGCACGAGCACAAGAAGCTCTCGGCGCGCGCAGTATGCTCGGCCAAGCGCTCGGACAGCAAGGGCAGCTGAGCCTGCAGGATCGGTCAGTTCGTAATCAAGCCATGCTACAGGCCATGCAAATGCAATCGGGCCAAATTGGTCAGATGTATGACATCCAGAACGGTAAGGCAGCGCAGCTCGGTATGGGCGACCGCCTGCTAATGGGTGGTCTGGACCTCGGTAGCTCGTGGCTCGATAACGCCCATCAAGCTCAAAGAAGCTAAACAAGGATAACCAATGCCATTTTATACCACCAACGACGGTAATGTAGTAGAGACCGATGCGCAAGGTAATCTTGTAGGTGTTACGCCCGCTACACCGCAAGTACTACCCGGGGAAGACAATGTCCTCCCGTGGGATTTGCCGCCGGAAGGTATAACACAATCCCAGCCTTTACAGCCGCAACTAGCACCCGATGCTATTGCGGACCCCACAGCTATACCTGCTCCTGCGCCCCTAACTGCTCCCGAACCCCCACCTCCACTGGAGGATAGAGCAGCCCTCGAAGCTCGCGTTGCCGCAGCTAGCCCACTGGGTACCGCGGGTTCTGGCCTGCCTGATCCTAACTACCAGCCTAGCCCACAAGAGCTAAAAGCCGCGCTAGCTGGTGAAGCACCGGCGGGGATGATCCCACCACAATACGTAGATGCAGAGGCCGAGGCGGCTCGAATTGCTGATCAAGCAAAAAAGGAAAATCAGCCTTGGATCAATCGCATGATCGACCGGGCGAACAGCTACGATCAGGCGCACACGGCAGCTATTAATGACCCGGGCGCTATTGGTGAGATGGCACGTCTTGAGGACGCCGGGAAGGTACAGGCCGCTAAGGCTGTAGAGCAAACCGCCGCAGCTAAGGCCGAAGAAACCTATAAGAAGGATGTGGCTGAAATTACTACCCGCTATGCCGAGCGGCATAAAGCGCTCGATGACGAGCTCATTCCGAAAATCCAGAAATTCAGCGAAGAGGCCATGGCTGGTAAGCTCGACAGCAACCGCCTGTGGGCCAACGCTAGCACTGGTGGGCGCATCGGTGCCGCCCTTAGTATTTTTGTCGGGGGTATGTTCCGCGACAAGACCGGTGGTGTTAACCGCGCGCTCGAAAGTATTGATAAAGCCATTGAGCGCGATATTGGCGAGCAGAAGTATAACATCCAGCTTGGCTTCCAAAAGGTAAACCAACTGCGCAGTGATTACGCGTTCCGTGCAGGAGTAATGGAAGATGATTACTCGAATCAAAAGCTGCAAGAGCTTGCAGGGTACGGTGCTGTTGTGGGCGAGATTAATACTCGGCTGGCCAAGCTTGGCGAGACCGAAGCAGCCCAAAGACTTCAAGAGCTAAAGGTCGGCGTAGTACAGCGGGCACAGCAAGCACAGAACGATATCCTAATCGAGGGCAAGAAAGCCCTCAAGGCAGATGAAGACCGCGAGCTCGCGAACAGCCTGACCCGCGCTAAGATCAAGACCGAGGAAGCTAAGGCTGGGTCTTATTTAGCTAAGTCACGTGGCAGCAGTAGTGGTGGTGGTGGCAAAAGTGGCGTTCCCTCCGTTGCTGGCATGAGCGGACAACAGTATGATAGAGAGCTATTTAATCTCGCCGAGCGTTTCACTAATCCCGATAGCGCAGAATACGATAAGGATCTAGCTGCGCGGTGGTTGTCAGGAACATCCGAAGCTAATCGGCGTGTTGATCGTAATACTCTATTTACGCTTAAGGAAGATAAAGACATTAAAACAAGAGAGGATGCCCTTAAGTACGTTGCACGGATGAGCGATCCCGATAAGGCTGCAGCACTATCTACCGCTATGTCTATGATGCCCATTGCTAGGGATAACCTGCTAGAGATGTCACGGTTAGCAAAAAGCGGTAAAGCTCTTGATATTAAATTCTGGAAAACCGACGAAGGCCGAGAATATGCTCAACGCCTTAAAATATTTGTTATGGATTATAAATTAATGCTAGCGGGCCTAGGCTCTAACCCGGGCGCGTTGGATAACGGATTAATCCAAACTGCCATCGCGGCCGCTAGTGGTGACCCAGGAGCGTTGGAAAAGGTTTTTAATGGTAACGGAGTAGCAAAAGGCTTCCAGCTAATGGGCCAGCAACTACAGGATAGTATGTCTGCCGGTATTCATGGTGCCACACAGAAACAAATATCTATGGCCGCGGTTAATGAAGTCTTCCACCCGATGCAGGACGTAAAGTTCTCTGAGGCTAAAGATAAAACGGCCGAAGAGCTGAACCGAGAAGGACACCAGTCTTTGTGGGATCGGGTGAAATACGGACAGAGCGATAACGAAAAAGCCGATGGCTGGGATCCTATTTTTGCGCAGTCTAGTAATCCTATCCTTTTTCGAAATGCGAAACTAGAAACGCTTGATGCAAAGGGTAAGGTTATCAGCTCTAAGGATAATACAAAAATTACGAACGACGCACAGCTTAGCGCACGAGAAAAATGGTTAACGCCTAAAGAGCAAGAGCAGTACAAAAAGCTGGCCGTTAAGTGGACCACCGAGTCAAGAGCACCGGTTCTGGCCCGAGCGAAGGACGTAGCGCGCAAAAAGATGGAATGGGTGGAACAGCATACGGCCGAAAAGCAACAAGTCGCTACGCTTGTGGACCCGGAAACCGGTGGGCCCGTAGCTGGCGGTAACACTTCTTCCCGTAAGCTGGCCATTAGTGGGTTAGCCAAGAACATTATTAAGCTAGACGGCCTGCTAAAGGAGTCTGGTTACACCCCGCCCGAGGGTAAAGACATGCGTGCGTACGCTAAAAACCTGTTGGCTAGTGCAGGTGTGAAAAAGCTCCTAGGTGAATTCGCAGGTGATACAGACGTTGCTGCTATGGTCTACGCGCTAGATAATTTAGCCCGTACTGGTGATGTTAGTGTGTTTCAAACTACCGCAGCTGCCTTTGCGCGTAAAAATAAATAATGGCTAAATACGTACTCATAAAAAAAGATGACAAAACTATCTCGGTTACCGAGGCAGAAGCTCCAGCGTACGTAGCACAAGAAGGTTGGAGCTTTGTTAAACCGCAAGAGATCGAAAAGGAGAACGGGGGTAAATGGTTAGTTTCCCCCGAAGAGGCTACTAAGAATATCCGACTGGGTCGTGCTAGAGTACGTTCCGGGCAAGAGCTCGAAGATGAGCGCTCGTCCATAGCGCGGGAGAAAAAGTACAATACGGGCCTCGGTGCCGTGGCTACGTTCACTACGGCTGTCGGGAACACCATAACTGGTGGACTAGCGGAACAGCTCTCAAGAGCTTTCGTTAAGCCCGATGAAGATCCGGATTACGACCCGATGGCGCAGGTGCGTAAGTTTGCCCCTGTGGCGCAAGTAGCCGGGGATGTAACGGGTACCGTTGTGGGTCTCGGTCTCGGCGGGGCCGGTCAAGCTGCCGGTGCGATCGGTAAGGTTGGTAAGATCCTACAGTACAACCCGCTGGGCTTAGTGGGCAAAGGCAGTACCGCAATCCGCGGAGGAACGGGCCTAGCTGCTACCGGTCGTGCGCTAGCTGCCGGGGCCTTTGAAGGGGCTGCAATTAACACCCATGCCACAATAACTGATGCACTAGTTGCTGACCACGAGATAGCCGGGGAAGCACTACTTGATGCGGCCGGTACTGGTGCGCTATGGGGCGTGGGTGCTGAAGGTGCGAGCATGCTGATTAGCCGCGCTGCTTCGCGGTTTGCCAAGAATGCGAAGAAGGCCCACCCGGTTATTGATAATGCTTCATCGGAAGCAAAGCTTATAAGCACCACAGTCGACGATGCCTACAGATCCGCGGCCAAAGACATTGATAGGATCATGCCAGAGCTGCACACGCCCGGCGTTGGTGGTTACCTATCAGAAGGAGCGGTTGCGGAGATTAAGGCCGCACGTACCAAGCTCGAATCCTTAGTAGGTGAAAAAGGATTAACGGCTGCACTAGCCGACGCACAACCGACCTTACGCCGCGAGATAGTAGAGGCCTTCGATAAGGTACAGGCTACCGCAGCGCAAATGCAGAAAACATCTGTAGAGGTTGCGAACAAAGCCGCGTCTCGGGCGGCAACGCGGGCGCAAGGTGCTTCGCGGCGGCTAACGGAAGAGGTAGCTGCCGGTAATAAGATCGGCCTCAAAGACTCATTAGGTAGGCACGAGGTTGTACCGGACCTTACACCAAAAACGCTAAATATTGTAGACCGCACACCGTTCGATGCGAAATATAAGCTTGCAACGGGTCTAGAAAAGATGCCTAACGCAGCAGAGGTTGCTAAATCCCTGCAGATAGAAGGGGTATCGATTACCCACCCGGCTACCGAGTTCTTAATCAACGGCGCGGCTATGCGCAGCTCTGCAAAGGCTGGAGCACCAGAGGGTGCGCTAGCGCAGATGTTAAGCTACATCCCTGGTGGCGGAATAGCCAAACAGGTTATAGGGGCCGTAGGTAAGCTAAAGAGCAAAGTTGCCGACGGCATGAAAGGCCTAGTCCGGGTAGCGGACAAGACTAAGGCATTTGCCCCCAGTAAAGTGGTTCCTGTCCTGCACCGTATTTCTTATGACCCTGGGTACGAAAAAAGCAGCACTAAATACGCAAATACTGCGCAAGATCAGTTCAAGCGTATCTCGGACGAAATTGCACGCGCAGCCGCGAACCCCGAGGTTACCAAATCGCTGGTGCGTAAACGGCTCGAGCATGTCACAGCAGTTAGCAGTGAGCTCTCGGCCTACCTAGAGACTAAGTCCATACAGAAGATTGCTTACTTACAGGGTAAGCTTCCTAAGCACGGTGGCGTGGGCATGTTCGGCGGACAGCGCTGGCAGCCTAGCAAGGCAGAGATCGATAAGTTCACGCGGTATCTGGTAGCGGCCGAAAATCCGACCAGCGTGCTAAAGGCCATGGCCGACGGGAAGTTAACCCCCGAAGCAGCCGCAGCTGTGAAGGAGCTATACCCACGAATCTATGAGGAAATGCAGAACGCAATCCTTGATAACTACGAGGCCTATCACGAGAAATTAGACTATAGGGCCCGTATACAGTTGAGCATCCTTACTGGCGTCCCGGTCGATGACGTCATGCGGCCCGAGCTTATTGCCGCAATGCAACAGAACTTTGTAGTCGAGGAAAAGCCGGGTCCGAATAACGGGGCACCTAACCAGCCGATGCCGGCAGCGGCGCATATAACTGTAGGCATAGAGCCTACTCTAGCTCAGGGGCTGTAAGCTCAGGGGCTACAAGGAATAACATGTCAGGAATTGGATGGAGTCTTAAATTTATTGATAGTCAAGCTATCACGTCCGGAGCAACGGCGTACTCACAACCACTGCGTATTGGGCACTCTGATAAGCTCTCGTTACACCTAGCGTGGACCATTGCATCAGCTGCTGCTGTTACCACCACTGTGTGGAGTAGCAACAAGAACTCTCCCACCACCGCGGATGATACCGATTGGGTACAAGAGACCGCCATTACCGTCGCGGGGCCTACTTCTGCTACCGGTAAGTCCATGACCCATATTAGTAATGTTAATAGCCGTTTTCTGCGGCTGAAGTTCGTTAGCACTTCAGGTACTGTAGGCGATGTGGATGGCTACGCACAACTAAAAGGGTAAAGAACGTGGAGGAAATCATTAAAATAGTGGATAGCGGCGGGGTACTCGCCCTAGCTATACTTGTGTGGTATGAATTACGCGCATTTCGCGTAGCGGTAGTCAGTACATTAAGTAACATATCTACTAAACAAGCGCTTATACTACAAAGGCAGACAGAGACCTACGTCTGTCCTTATACGGCTAAGCGAAGATTGGAGCTAAATGCAGACGGTCCTAATGGTGCTTAGTGGTCTTGGGGTGGCTTCTACCGTTATACTTGGTATACTTTATGGTAGAGCAGAACACGCTGTAGGCAGCCTAATGGTAGAGCTAGCGAACTACAAAGGCGTAGCAGCAGAAAATCTAGTTCTGCGCCGGGAAGTCGCAGAACTACAGTCGGAAATGATGATTGCTCAGAAAGAGAAGTATGATGAGATGGATGCTCAGGAGCTTGTTGACGTGTTTAATGATATTTTCTCTACTGAACTGCTCGAAGAACCCGACGGTGGTGGTTCCAACTAAAGGATGTGTGACCGGTGAACCCCCTCGACCCCCTACACTACCGAACCTTGCTTTTGTCTGCAATGTTAATGATGTGCAGCACGTTTGCTTTACTAAAGATACTTTCTCTTACTTAGTGACCTATCTTAAAAACCTCGAGCTTTGGGCTCGCGTAAACTACAAACTGTGTAAAGGAGATTCTGAATGGCCTGGTATGAAACAGCACTAATGATTGTCGGACTTGTTACTACTAGCGCGGTGGCGCTACTGACGATAATTGCACCTATAACCAAGTGGTCTGGCGACAACTGGCTACTCCAGAAGGTTATCTGGTTCCGCGATAAAGTCTTTGCACCTCTTGCCCCAGCTGCGGTAAGCAAAAAGCTTTCCCCTTAAACCCACCCAACTGATGTCGGGACCCAACTTACGGGTGCCTTTTGAAAAAACTTCTTCTTCTCACAATCACAGTAGTGGCCCTTTCAGGCGATAGTCTGCAAGCAGAACCACGTCCAGAGCGTACGCTCTGGCAGGCGTGCTTTAACGAAGCAGGCAAGGTCTCGTTGCCCTCTGACGTTTACCCTTACACTCCGCCGTGTGCTACGTGGGAATATCTGAACTACGGACATTCCCCAATTACAGTTGGTATTGATTACTCTGCCGTACTGCACTACCAAAACATTACGGATGCTGTGGATTTCTGGAATGCTGCGCTGGGCTTTGAGGCCATGATCTTCATCACGGAGGGCACTCCTGACATCCTCATTACCGGTGCCCTTACGGACCGGAACATTTTGGGCACGGCACAACCACTAAAAATTGCCGGGCGGTTGCACAACCTTATGACGCTGTACGGGCTCAGCACCCTTGATACTGTAGTGCACGAGTTCGGGCATGCTCTCGGTCTTGGCCACGACCCGGGCAGTGACTACGTCATGGCACCCTCGGGTAAGAAACGGATTCGCGTACACCCGGAAGACCTAAAGGCAATTCGACAGCTCTACGGTAAACCCTAACACGTCCGCTGATATTGCGGTCCCGATAGGACACACGCCTGATTACGCTTGGGCGCGCAACGTGCCCGCGGCTGGCAACATAGAAGGAGTAAAATGGCAATCCTAGGCAACTCACACGACGTTGATATGAATCCTCACCAGGGGCTACGACCGGGCCCTCGGAGCGGACCGGGCAGAACTAGCTATCGAATTCCCACCACGGTAGCTGGCGTTGCTGCGCTTACAGGGTTCACCCCAGACAACCTATGGGGGTTCCAAGACACCGCGGCACCAATCGTGGATGCAGCTAGCGGGCAGAACCTCTCTCAGATAGCAGCAAATACCTATGCTGATGCAACACCGTTCGCAGGGCACAAACAGATGACCCCAGGTGTTAGCCCTGCCGGCTACGTGAGTGGAGGTATTGGCGGCTTCGGCACAGGAAGTTGGATGTTTGTTTACGGCACATACGTGCTGGATGACTTAAACCAGGGGGCACTATATGGACTAGCCACTAGTGGTATGTACACCCGGCACAACTATATATCTGGGCATGCCTTCTACGCTAAAGAAGAAGGCACGCTTGACCATACCCTCACAATCCTCGGTAAGCAGCCGGGGTATGTTGTTAAGGCGGTTGGCATTGACAAAAGCACCAACCTCATGTTCCAGGCTGTGCGTGGTATGGGTATCACCAACATCAGCACCTACAGTATAACCGGTTGGGGCGCAGTGGCAGGTGGGGGCGGTATCCAAACGTCCGATGGAGCTGCTCGTAATGAGCCCATGCTCTTTCTGTGGTTGTTCAAGGGTGATAACGGTTACGCGGCCGCAGCGGAAAGGATTGTAGACAGCATTTTCTAACCGGCGCCCATCTCGTCTATAGCTTTAATTATTCTTGCAAGTACCTCTAGTCTTGTTTCCGGGGCTAGGGGTACTAGCGTACCTATGAAGTGATCTGTGTTTTTGTTGATGTCGTAGCCCGGGTGCCGTCCCTCGTAGCGGACTACTTTACCATTATCTATTTTTCGGATCATTACCCCACCTTACGGCTACGTATGTACCTGCGGCTAATCCCGATAGGTAGGCAAGCGATAGCCAGTAGTTTTTCACGATTGCTAAATACCCAAATAATGCGGGAGCGGCTATTAGCAGACTAGCTACTGCAGCCCGGAATGGGCGCCGGTCTACACAGGCACGAACATACACAGCGTAGGCTACATCGATAGCAAAGCCAAACACAAAGATGACTACATACGTCACGGACGCTTCTTCGGTGTTAACTTCTTACGCACTACCGGTTGCGGGTCAGAGCCTGCAAATGTCCAATCCGTATTGTTCCAGTTGAACGATAGCTGGTTCATCGGCTGGTTCATCGGCTCGGTAATCTGCTCGTCGCCGTCGGGTTGTTCCGCTTCACAGTGGTCACATACAAAGCTATACAACAGCAGGGTCATTTCTCCCCTACAGTCGGTACAGTACTTTTTATCACTCATGACATCACCTCTATAGCGTAATACGCGGGTTGGTTAGCGGCTCGATTTTCAGACTTGAAAGCGCAGCCCCATAGCTTTTTGAACTTATGCCAGCTAATTACGTGTACACCGTTGCGCTGCTGATTGCGTTTCGTACGCGCCGGGTCTATCATTAACATGTGGTTCCAACAGGACAGCATGCCTGGGCTCATTGCTGCTACCCAGTGCGACCACGAATCTACACAAACCAACGATACACCATGAATGCGAACCGGTTTTGTCAGCCAGAACTCATGATAAGATAAGCCAAGCTCACGTAATCCACGCATCATTTGAAACTCGTCGGTACCCTCGGACGTCGTACCACACAGCCTAGCCACTGCAGACTGCGCGGGTACACGTTTACCTAGCAGCGCTAGTGCATTCTGAATGCTGGCAGGCCCACACCAGTACTCCTTCTGCTGGTACTTCATTATTTTATCAGAGCTGATTCTGCATCACGACATTCGTAGCACACCTTGTGCCCAATGGCGTTTTGGTTGTTGAAGCAGTTCTCGCAAGTATCCTCGGGACCATATGAGTAGACCTGGTAGTGCCGGGTATCTCCGGGCTCAGGGTTTGGTTGTTCCTCTACCTCGTGCACCTCATAGGTACGTCCGGTATCACCATCACACGTGTTTAAGAGGTCTATGGCTGCATGCAGGTCATCTGGGTCACCGGCTATGGTGACCTCCGGCTGCATTTCCTGCTCAACTAGGTCAAGCATGGCCTCACCTATGGTTTCGAAACCCACCCACTGGCGGTAGCGGTCCAGCCGAGCAGCAGTTTCTAGGGACATCTTTACGGAGATGTATACCATGTTATCGTCTTTTAACCAGCTCATATCAATTTCCCTCCATGTAGACGTTCACGTCTTTGGTTGTACTCGTCTTTACGTAAGATATGCTCTTCTAAGTCTTTACCGTGTTCTGAGAACACGTTCATTACCCGGATTACCGCATCGGCTAGCTCTGTGAAAAAGCCCGAGGGCTTCCACAGCGGGCCGTGGTCTACATCGGAATATACTGTACCGCGCTCGAACCAGCCGTTTAACTTGTAATCCCTGTAGGCTTCTACTGCTTCTGAGAGCTCGCAGTGCACTAGCGCTACTTCCTCCACGGCTGTGCGGGATAGCGTGTGCCAGCCCTTATCAATATGCGTTTCCCACACTGCTGCCTGCACATCACTCATTTTTCGCATCGGTAACCCTGCCTTACGTCTCATGTATTATCGCTATCGTCTTCGTAGTATTCATCCATTGACTCTACCATATTTAAGTCACCACCCCGCCTAATATAGGACCTTCCACCATCTACGAACATGGCTTCGCAGGAGCAACTACGAAAGTCATGTACTGTCACACTTTCCACTACATCCCCACATAATAGACATTTGGCCCTGTTATGCTTAATTCTCATTACCAAACTACCAACCGTACCTTTCCCAGGCGGCGGGTTCCTCAGTATCTGCTAACCGCCAAAATTCCTCATCCACGTGTTGTCGGTCCGGGTCAACCCCAGCATACATCCTAAAGCAGTGACCTAGCTCGTGCGAAAGCGCAGTCTCGGCCAGGGCGGCAAATTCCGGCACGAACATCAAATCACACGCAAAGGTAAGTCCTCCAAAACACCGATTGTCCCAGACTACCGCTGGTCGGTCCTCGCAGGTGGTGGTGGTCCAGCTAACCACGGTCTTCACGCCGTCCAGATTCCAGCCAAACTGTCCTTCCACGGAGGATACCATGTGGTCCTGTGCAGCTTGCTGATTGGCGTGCATGTCGGTATTGTCCACCTCAATACCACCAAAGGGGCTTGATTCGGGGATACAGCATAGCAGCAGGGTTAGCATACATGCGAACTTCATTTGACATCCTCACAGCGTTTGTCATTTAGTAAGTGCAGGCACCTTTTACCGTGTGGGCTGGGTAGCTCTACGGCCCCACCGCGCCGGTGTTGTTCACAACAGCCTTGTTGCTGCAACAGGACAACACTGAACAATAGGGCAACGACTAGTTTTCTCATTTTGCTTCGCTCCAGTTCTTACCAATGTTAGCGCTTACCCGCAAAGGGACGGAAAGTAGCCCTTCTTGTGGATGTTCCATACATTCTACCAAGATTTCCTTCGCTGCGGTAGCATTCTCATCCGGTACCTCGAGGATAAGCTCATCATGTATCTGCAGGATTAGCTTTGCTCCCAGTTTACGTAATCTTGCGTCGCGCGCTACTTTAGACATGGCCAAGGTTACTATGTCGGCTGCTGTACCCTGAATAGGGGAATTCAGAGCTTGTCGCATAGCTGCAGCCTTTAGCTTCTTCTTCTCATCGGTGTCTGGGAACAGGCGTGCGTGCGGCAAAGGTCTCCTCCTGCCAAGAATGGTTTGTACGTAACCTAGCTTTTCTGCGCGTCGCTGTTGCCACTCGTGGAACTCGGCGATGCCATATTCCTCCTTGATTACCTTGATTATGTCGGCTGCTTCCTTCCAGGACATGTTTAACTGCAGGCCGAGACTTTTCGGACCCTTACCGTAGTTTAAGCCATAAATTACGGATTTGGCTGCATGGCGCATCGGGTGCACCAACTTGTCATCCTTAAGGATGTACTCACGACCGGGCCAACAGCGGTCTGCTACTGCGTTGTGGATATCCCCGAGCAGAATATCGGCCGCAAGACTACTATTCTGAAAGGTCTTTTGGAGGATATGCGCTAACACTACCAGCTCTAGCTGTGAGTAATCGCACACTACCATGCTGTGCCCTGGGGCCGATATGAAGCACTTACGAAAGCCGTACTCGTCACGAGCTGGAATCTGCTGCAGATTCGGATTCCTACTACTCAAACGCCCGGTATCGGTATCGGGGCTTAGTACGCAGTGTATACGCCCGTCGGGACCTGTGCTTGACTCATCCATTTTTGTCAAGTATTGCAGTAACTTAGTGGTCTCCTTGTACTTCAGCATACTATCGTACAGCCGAGGATAATCCGAATTATCGCGATGCCAGCACAAAGCGCCGAAGTCCGTAGGTCTTTTATCGGCTTTTGGGGCATGTAGCGCACTCGAGGAACCGCAGACAGGTGGAATCGGCTGGCCTTGCGTTTCGTAAATAAATTCAGCTACTTGCTTCGGGCTATCAAGGTTGATGTCAGTCCAGGATCGTACGGCCTGCAGGGCCTGATTTCGGTCTTCCACCAGACGGGCTGTAATGTCCTTAGAGCGCTCGGAATCCCAGAGCACTCCTGCTCGCTCAATCTCGTTAAGGGCGTACAGCGACTCGGTCCAAGGGCCTGCATAGAAGTCCCATAGGCTACCTGTACGGGCCGCTATCTTATCTAGCTGAGGCTGCAGCACCTCGTAGAGCTCTAGAGCTGCAACGGCATCTAGGACCGCATAATCAATCATGGCAGGGATGCGCTCCGGGAACTCGGCAATAAATATATCTAGTGGGATATATTCTCGAGCACTACCGAATCGCCAGACTTCTCCCCCATAGATGACGGGAACCCGACGTCCGTCAATCTTTTTCCAGCTTGTGCGGAATTCCTGCACCTTCTTCTCGAGTATTTTAGGCTTGGTGAAAAGGTCAACAAATGAGTTGATATTCTTGTAGCCGAGCGTTTTGGTCATGTGGTCCTTTAGGCCGTGTCCCCACAGCTTATCGGACCGTAACATCTTGCTCATGCGCAGGGTGTCGACTAGGCCTTGTACGTCCAGACCGTGATTGAGCGTGACTTGTCGATCGAAGGAAAAACCGTTGTGGGCACATTTGGTAATTTTCTCATCCGCCAGAACCCCTGCAAGCTCCACAAGATAAGAAGAATACCCATCCCAATTAGGTACAAAAGCAGAATCCATTCCACCACTTGATGATCTCCAAGCAAAAGTAGAGCAAAAAATTCGACCTGTACCGACCGGAGACTGAACTTTTGGATCGACACCTACGGTCTCTATATCCCAGCCGATAATGCGCTGCTCACTTAGCTTTTTTGCTAGGTCTTTTACGCTTTTTAGTGTCCAGCAACAACTTAAGTTGCTCAAGGGAGTACCTTTCGAAGTCATACTGGCCTTTCTTGTAAAACCGTTTCACTACGGTGCCGCGGAAATGATCCTGCCCCTGGTGGGTCAGATAACTAAGCTTATACGGATAGGCCGAGCCGACAATCATACTCTGGATAATACCACTACCGGTGTAGGATTCATGGTAGTCAAAGCCCTGCAGGTGTCCGGCTGTGCAGGACATATGCTCTCGGCTTGCCTGCATACGAGCAGTACGTGCACCGGACTTGTTCTGCATTACGCGCCCATCGGCGCTGCGGGGGAAAAAATGGCTGTAGGTAACACCATCAATCTTTACGGTGTCCAAGAAGTCAAAAACCTCCCACCCTGGGAGATTAAGATTGTGATAGCCTAACAGGCCTTCGAGCTCGGCATGGTCATCAACGAAGCGTTCAATACGCTGTTCATGATTCCCTATTAGGAACACCTTACGCGCCGTTACGGGGATATAGCTCACTAGGAGATCCATAGCCTCATTACCGGCTATTACATCGTAGGTGTAGCGATTGTTCTCGCCGCTGCGCTTACCGCGGTCGTAACTGCTTAAGGAGTGCATATCCCACCAATCCCCTAAGCAGATCACTACATCGGGATTAACATGCGCGATATGCTGGCCAATGAGCTGTACATGTGACAACCCTCGGCGCGGTTGAATCTGCATGTCTGGGATTATGTAGTGTGTTCTCATGGCGTGGGGTTCCCGTTCATACCCCCTTCACAATAGTCACGGAACACGCCTGCTAGGTAATCAACATCGCCGCCATTCTTTACGCAGGTCCAGATGGCCCAAAAGATTTCAAATTCCTCAGTACCGTCAGTGAGCTCCCAGGCCAGCTCTACCTGCCAGGGCTTTAGCTCGTGGCTGGGTCGGAGCAAACCCACCATGAGGTCCCCACCACGGGATACCGCAAACTTAAGATAAGCACGCCATTTATCCCGGTTATCCTCATACGTACCCTTGCCAAACCTACGACAAATATACTTAAGACAATTATGGATCTCGGTGCCAAGGCTCCAGTCTACTGCCAGCCAGTAAGGCTCTATTGAGCTATACGAGTAGTGTTTCGGTCCCATCATGTATATCCTCTCTGATCAGGTCGCGCAGTCTTTCTACTGAGCGGTAAAGTAGCCAGGATTTCTCATCGGCGTCATCTATTTCGTCTGCGTTAACAAGAATACAGGTAAGCTCATCTTCTAAGTCAAGTAAGTATAACATTCTTTTCCTCGATAACTACGGTTATGTAGTCTTCCTTTGTTTTCGACTTCTCCTGTTTGTAGTATGCGATCATTAGCTTCGGGGAATCATCAACGAAATAGCCGCAGCGGACAAGGGTATCAATAAGAGGTTTGCCACCCCCGACAAGGTTAGCATAGTCAAAATCACGCTTGCGAGCACCATAATGACGAGTAAACCAGACACGACGCTGTCCCTGCGCGGGTTCTTCCGCTGGCCGGGTCGCTTTTTCAAATTTATCTCGCCAGCGACGGTACTTAAATCCGCTTCTTCCCTTGAGGTTGCTCGATAACTCATTCTGCGATGGCCAGCTTTCCTTTATGATGAATGTACACACCTGCGTGTACAACTCGTCCGGATCGTAGTTGCAGGCTTTACATAACATTAGTAGCCTATTTCCTTATCCACATCGGTTAACTCCAATTCCTCAGCGTTATCAAAGCTTTGCACCCGGCCTGTCGGCAGCTCAACCACACAGCGAGTACATACGTTTGTACGACCAAAACGATTCTTGCGGATCCATAGTTCGAGCAAACTTTCGTAGGCCTTGTCGCTATAGGTTTTAGCAAAGCTCTCGTACTCTTCGTCACCGTAGTTCCATGGTCGGTAAGCTGCTATGGCTAGCTTACACCCAAACTCCAGGAATGACGACCCAAATAGGTCTTTCATGGTGGGTCGCTTGTTCTTACGGGCCAGAATGCGTTCGCGGCTGACCTGGCTTACCAGCAATACCGCGAAGTTAAGCTCCTTAGCCACGGATTGTAGGCGTTTAACGACCTCCTCTAGACCCCTACGGTCGGCCGAATCACAAAAGACATGCGAGAAGTCGATTAGTTGCGCGTAATCAATGCTTACTAGGTCTAGTTCACCTTCGGCCTTGACCTTACGTACAAGCATTTCAATGTTTGATAGGTTAGGCGTGAGCTCACCCTCTTCCACCACTATATGGCGACGCGAAGGTATCGAATCCTTACAGGCCTTTTGTAGGGCACGCAGCTCTGCTTCATCGAGCTTACCACTTACTACGCGGGCATAAGGTATACCCGATACGCGGGAAAGCCGCATAGCCCCGATAAGGTTGGCCGCATCCTCTAGACTGTAGTCCAATACCGTGAAGCCCTGGTCCAGTACGTGGTCTACTATGTTGGCCTTAATGGTGGTCTTGAAATTACCGCTCTCAGCAAAGAGTAGACTGATCATGCCACGCGGGATGCCCGTAGGTACATGCTCAGCTAGGTAGTCCGGTAGTGGTAGACCAAAGCTCGTTTCCTCACTACCTATGCAGTCGGGCAAAATATCATAAAGACATCTCATTTACTTACCCACTCGTCGAGTACTTTTAAGGGTACCCAGAACACCAAATAGGCGCCTACGGCGCTGCAATACGCGCAACAATTTTCCGCGTCATTCTCTAGGTTGATGTGTGGATTTTCAATGATCGCTGCCAGCCCATCGAGCTCACGGAAAGTGACCTCTCGCCCATCAGTAAGGTTCTTGAAAAAGCAATACCCCCAGCGGGTGGTATCACGATTGGGCCAACGGGTTACCCCACCGCGTGGTTCATTACTATCAAGCAGCGCACTAATAATATTCTTTTGCGTAATCATGGACCTCCTAAAAGAAAGGGGCAGAGCCAGCGCGCCAGCCCTACCCCCATCCCCCTACCGTGGGTTAGAACCCGATATCAGCGACGATAGCGTTGTACTTCAAGATGTCTGCGTTTTCCATCTCTCGCCCCGTATACCGGCGCGGGGTGTTAACGAACTGCACGTACTTCTCATCTTTAGCGGAAAGCACGACGCTAACCTCTGTGCCTTTGGGAGCAACAACCGGGAAAGCCTTTTTCTGCCCAAGGGCTTTCATGGCCGCTACTGCACCCTTAAACTGGTTTTCGTCGGTCAGATCCTTGTAGAAGACATGCTCCATACCGTCGTTGGTTTCGAATACAAGCAGTAGAGTTTTTTTCTCCGCGTTGTAATCATGCCCCGTAAACTTCGCGCTGTAGGTAGCGCCTCTTTCGAACTTCTTTTCTGTACTCATTTACTTATCCTTTCTTAGCGAAGTATTTGCTTTTAAACGAACTAGTATCGACTTCCACTACGTCCTTATCCCCATCATCTAGTACTCCCCCGACTACTGGGATTATGAAGGTTTGGAACGCAAAATATTTATAACACATTGAGAGCGCTTTAGAGCTAGCTTTATCCCCAAAATCTATAGCTTCTGCTAGGTAGGAAACTGTACAACTCGAGCTATCTTCGCTACACACAAGCGTGTATGTGCCGCGGACTACTACTCGAAAACCCTTACCACCCGGGGCTGTTTCCTCGGAAATGTACTCATAATTTGGAAGCACAGCTAGCTTTGCTTGGCGCAGTGGCTCGCCGAGTAGGTTTTGCACGTCATCGATGCCGCGGAACTTCCATCCTTGCGCAGCGTTCTTCTGATTCTTGCCGATGGCAGGGATCAAGCTCCCGGCCTTAAGAATTGCCGCATATACCATTGGTGTCGTCATTTAGTTCATATCCTCCGGAAGTTTAGCCGCTGCTGCTTCGGCTGTTCTCTTAGCCAATAACTCAAAGCTGGTCTTGTACGCACAACAGGCCAGGTATAACCCCGACAACGTCTCTGAGGAACTACTACCCGCCCTTATGCAGTCTACGGCCCAATTCGTTAGGGCCTCTATAGCTTCGCGCTTAATTTCGACCAATCGCGCTAACTCCGCGGCCGTATCCACAGGCGGTAACTCCTTAGAACTCATTCTTTCCCCCAACATTCCTGGTAGTATTCGCACTCACGGTTGAATGCTTGACAAGAATCCCCATTCCTGTCGAAGGTACCTGTCTGCTCGCAGTAAAGCATGAGCTTGTGAGCAGCCTTCACATCCTTTATACACGAATCCAACGTATCTGACGAGTATTTCATCACGTGTCGCTGCAAAAAGGCATCGGGTTTGTTAGTGACCTCTTCCTCGTTGTCTTTGCGCTTGAAGGTAGGCCTTCGGATGACATCATATACGACCGCATCCACGGGAAAGCCCAGTTTTGCTGCAGCAAAGGCATAAATCTTGGTTTGTGTATCGGTTAATTTACGTAGGTACCATGCACCACCAGTGGAGATGTCCCCTGATCTGGTGGTCTTATGCTCAATTAATAGAATTTTGCCTTCTGAGCTACGCACAAGCGCATCAAAAACCACAGTAACTGTAACACCATCTACGTCTATCCTCTGTTTGTCCTCCACTAGTAGCGGGGTAAAGCCTATGTCTTGGTCTTCCCAGCGGACTACGTAGGTCTTAATCATGATACGTAGAGTTTCTTCCATCCACTGAGGATGTTTCTCTTTGAAAGCTATTCGTACTAGCTCTTCTGTGTTACGCTCACCGGTCCAGTAGGCAGCCATGGCGGCATGAAACGCGGTTCCATACTTAAGATCTGCCGATTCTTGTTCGGGCTCCCACTTATCCAAATATCGGTACTTCCAGTACCTGCGGCATCGATTGAAAGCACCAAGAGAGCTATTACTAAGGCTAATCACAATACTTCCGCATCGGCCAGAAATGGCGTAGGCCACATGCTCTCGCCGTAGTTAAAGTGCTTGGGCCGGTACACCTCAAAGTGAAGATGGACTAGTCCTTTACCAGCTAGCCCGCCGCAAAGGCCTATGTGCTCACCACAGGTAACCTTATCCTCTTGAAATACACGCCGGGTGCGCAAATGCCTGTATTGTGTAATCCATCCGTCGGGGTGTTCAATAGCGATCGTAAACTGGTTGTTGGCCCACTCGGATTTGATAACCTTACCTTCGGCTACGGTACTCACTTCAGTACATGGAGGTACCCACCACGAACCTTCATAATGATCTCCAGGTAACTCTCGTTTCGGCGGGTCGCGCAGTTCACTATACCGGTACATAATATCACAACCCTGATGACCCGTATACGGCTTACCCTTGTAAGTATAGGCCCCAGGAGCTCGGCTTGGATTGTTCAACCAGTGGTCACTAGTAATCTCCGGTTCCCGCCCACCATACGAGGGTAGAGGGTAGATCTTTTTGTAGTTACACTCGTGCGCGTAGTCCTTGCGCGCGTTCATCGAGAGAAGCGCTTTAGCGGTACCTCGGAGCACCCCGAGGGTTTTCGGGCCTAGCTTCCCATCGGCGGTTAGCTTTTCCGCTAACTGGTATTGCTTTACCATGAGGCTGAAGTCGGCCCAGGTGACCTTCCCTTCCACCATTTGTTGTTCGTTATACTCTGCAGCATTTATAGCGGTCACGCTTCCTCCATTATGATTACACGGAACATTATTGATGACTGTCTGTGGTGCAAGCGTACATGCTCGCGTACAGCCTTCTTAAGGTCATCTAAAAACTGGTCCAGACCGACAACGTTATTGCCGTCGGTGTTGTACAGATAGTCCTTGTTAACTATCGTTTTGGTCATCCAATTCCTCGACGTCTATGCTTGCCCACGGGATGCCTGCAATTATATCATCAATCATCTCTTGGAGCTGTAGGGCATCGTCGGCCTCTAGTACCTCCTGGAACCTAACTGTTAGTCGCCACTTCATCGGTCTCCTCCACTGTCGTCTGTAGCTCCTCGGCTACTTGTTTTGTATAATGCTCCAAGTAATGTGCTCTAAGGTTATTATAGTCTTGGAATGTACGCACCAACCACGTAAGTACACGTTTCTGATCTTCATCTAGCGGCATTAGTTATCCTCCCTGGGCTTATACTGAATTTGGATATTGCCCCATTTCCTGGTTTCGCCCGTTTCTGTACAGGAGAAAATGATATCATAGAACGCACGTCCAAGCCGTTCATTCTTGAGAACCAGCGTGATACCCGAGTAACAATGTAGGGTTGCCCGCCCTTTGCTATTCACCAGATATGCAGTAGTTGTATGTACACAATCTTCGGCTTGTGCCGCCGGGTCGTTTGCCTTTTTGTATTCCCTCACCTTGTTGAGATTAGTTTACCCGCGCTGTACAGTCAAGATTCTTTTCACCTTTCTCATTGCACTATTTTCGATTTGTCGGATACGCTCCCGACATAATCCTAGTATGTCACCAACCTCGGTGTGTGTCATACCATCGGGATGTTGATCTATTATGTCCAGTATGCACGAAGGGCTGGTGCCATCAAGTACTTCGGCCCGGAGCTTAAGCCCACGCTTTCCGTAGGGCCCTCCACGGCCGTCTACGAAGTCTGGAGCCATATGATACTGGCAGCTGAACTTCGGGCAAGGACGGGGCCCATCGAGGCAATCGGAGCGGTAACGTATGTTCACGAGCACTTCCTTTCATCGCATTTGAGGCCTTCACGGCACTGATTACAAAGACGTCGCTTGCAGCGAAAACACCGGGATTCGGCCGGCACCCGTTGGCAGTATTCGCATAAAGTCATTAACTTAAAAGTACAGGTAGTAATTGTGGCTGTCAATAAGGTTAGGAAGGTGTTTAAAAGTTGAATTATATTAATGGGTTACAAGATTAGGTGGTTCCTGAACAATTCCGCGGGGTTAACTAGTGCTCTACAGCTACCATCTTAAAGCGGTTTGTGGTATATATATATAGATAGGCCTTCGAGAACGATACGACTGGCCGGTAGGGTCCCCCAAAGGACCCGGTTAGGCCACAAAGTATCGTGAACGACAAGGCCGTATGTCTACAACAGGCTTTTGTGTGGGTAGCATTTGATAACTGCGTTTGTTCGAGGAAAAAATCCTGTGCTACCTACATCACCCTACATGAGTAATATCATACACTTGGAGCTCTACATCAGCTTACAAGTGTAACACATTCATTACAATTGGGTAGTAATCCGGTCTGTGCTAGCCTTTCCTTTAACCCTTGCCGCGGTCTTTGAGGACCGCTAACGGGTGTCGGAAAGCCAAGCAGACCTTACAGATTTTATCATATTATAGAATATGGAATACATAAGCCAAGCTAAAAAGCATAACCCAGTTAGCTACACGATGCACCTGACCTCGGCAGAGCTTAGTGCCCTTATGGACCTACCACAGCCGGTGGAATACGTAAAGTTCTTGCGTGCTTGCTTGGTTGGGCGTATACCTAAAGATATCTGGGACCAGCCGTCACATGGGCGGATTGAGCTTACGCAGGAGCAAGGGTTAGCCTGGGTGCGGTGCGTGGAAAGAAGTGTAACCTACTTTGGGGAAGCGTTCCCGGGTGCCGGTGGACGGCTACACGATGGTGTTCCAGCAATTCCCGACCAACCGTACTTCCTTGGGGATAAGCTAGCCGACCTATACCAGTGCGTGGAGCTGGAAGAGCCCGAAATTCCTTACGTAATAAAAAATCGTCGCATGGTACGAAATTACGGATTAAATTACTATGATGTTTGTGATACTTGTGGTAGCATCACAAATGCGGGGAAGGCAGAGATAATAGCAAGAGATAGGTGTACTTGTGTTCCTAGCTGATAATGGAGTGGTAAATATGACGCTAAGCGTAAAGCATCGAGGCGTAGAGCACTCCCTAGCATCAAGAAATGACGTTTACCGAAAATGGTGTGTGCGGCCTGACATTTGGCGGTCAGCTAGGGACTTTTATTGCAGGGTAGTGAAGTGGCATCACGCGAGGTTCATACCCTCGAGGTCGCAGGTTCGATTCCTGCCCCTGCTACGATAGACGACCTTTAGGTGCGCTCGACCGGTTGGTAAGCTCCGGTACAAAGCCTACATTAGCTTTTTGGTTGCAGTAGTCCAAAAGCCTGGCTCCAAAAGCCTGCTCGGGGTGGTAGCGCTCAAACGCCACGAGTAATAGGCGCGGTAGAGACGGGGGAGCATAATCCCTTCGTGCTGGTTCGAACCCAGCCTGCAGCCCCAAAGGTGATTTCATGAACGACCAGACGTGCAATGTGTGCGGCGTGAATACGTACTCCAATGATTACCCCGTGTGCTCAAGCTGCATAGAAGCAGGCAACGAGTGTGATTGTCGGGAAGTGTATGATGCCGATAGCCGCACGATAACGGATTGGGATGGCGGCAACACACCCGAAGCGATTGACCAGCAGATAGCGTGGCTTGAGGGCCTAATAAAGGAGCGCAGTATGAAACAGATAACAGTCGGCGATAAGGTCATAGAGTACGATGGGGATAAATACGAAGCCGTAGAGGGAACCGAAACGGGACCAAGTGTACTATTCGGAACTGACCGAGAGATCTACATAGCGCAGCACGCTAAGGATTTCATGAAACCGGTGTACCTCGGAGAGCGGACTAGCACACTAGGGCTAATCGTGGTGAAGTACCACGTGTTCCTAATGCGCCATGCTGATATCGCGGCGATTCAGGCGAAGTAATGCGCTGGAGTAATTCAAGTCCTAAGTCGTCATCCTTTCCAGACAGCAGTCTTAAGAACCACCGGCACTGTGACCTGTGCGAGGAACCATATGACGAGATCGACGTGTGCGATGCATGCGCAGTAACGTGTTGTGACAAGTGCAAGCTACTTGATGAGCCAGTCGATCTTTGGCTGGAGGGCTGGAACGCTGCCGTCGAGGTAGAGCGGCACAGTGGGCAGCTGATCTGGTATACCGAGGAGCAGCGCGAGGCCGTGCGGGGGTTATATAAGAAATGAAGCCTAAAGGTCTCGAGGGATACTATACAATTGCACAAGGGCCGCGACCGCCCGAATCGGAAGCGACTAAGCTTCAAGAGATCGTAGACTTCAAGGCCGCGCACAAGCGCTTCACAGAGGCGCCACCTGAGTATGTGTGGGTGGACGTAGGGAATTTCAAGCTAGAGGGTTACGGTATAACTATACCAGGAGAGCTTAGCTTCCGTGTAGGTGATTACTTCCTACTCAACCACAGATATTGGCGCATATGCCAGCTCGATGTTACCCGTGTGTATTTAGAGAGGTTGTCCGAAGATGAGCACAGGAGTCTGGTAAGGTGAAGCCCGCTGGTCTCGATGGCTATTATACACTTGCACAGTGGGACGTGATATACGATAAGCTAGTGGCGCAACTGGAAGAAGAGCAGAGGAAATGGCCAAGTAACACAAAACAACCTATAGATGCTGAAACGCCGCATGCTAGCCAATCCCTAGCAGAGGCGTTTAGGAAGTTGGAAGAGGCATGGGAGCACCAGAGGCTGCTCGAAGAGCAACAAGCGCGCCTTCGGGGTTCGCCAGTCCCCAAGCCGTACAGCAAAGCAGAGCTACTGCATGACCGCATCCATCCTACTAGCGGGCGGCTCTTGGGCGTGACTCAAGCAGATCCAGTGGTGAAAGATATTCGTAAGGGCTGGAAACCGCACACCGCAGCGGAGATGCTCGGAACTAAGCTCGGCCTGCGCGTCGGTAACACTTGGGCCAACGAGGAGAAGCTTAAGGATATAGCTTGGTGGTTCTACAGTGCACGGAGCTACGGCGAAGAGTACAACCGGCTATTTGATGACTTCGAGCGGGCTTGGGCCGAATGGCGAGACAAGGACTAGCATCATGAAACGGGCAGGTATTAGGATGTGTATAGACGTCATCAGGCAGTACGGCTGGGCTGTGTTCACGTCCATTGACGCGCTGAAACGGTGTATGTTAGATCACCTACCATCCTGTACCAGCGAGGTAGTTGAGCACGACACGGCCTGTGATGGGTCGGTGGTCATATGTTGCCCCGGGTGTGGACAGACCCTGCGTGCGGCACCTACACCACTGGGTGGTTACAGACCAGTCGGATGGCCCCCCATCGACGTCTCCACAGCAGGGGCCGAATAGATGATAAGGAGTAAAATGGACCTAAAGGAGTTGTATCTAATTGCACAGAAGTTCTTTCACAAAGGCGTAGACGTAACCTCCGATGACCCGGATTGGTATTTCCGTATGGAATGGCTGAAGTTCGAGAAAGCTTATTTAGCAGAGCGGTCCAAATGACAGCCCCCGAGTACGACAGCCAACGCGCGTCCGCTGTTTGGTGTACCGGCGGCTTAAGGTGAGGTGTCGGCGCTTACGTGTAAAGCTAGGCGTCTAAAATTTGTACACGCACGATAGTGCGCAATTTTGCGTGTAAATTACCCAGCAAATGCAGAATAGTTAG